GTGAGTTGCCGAGCGCCGCGACGTTTGGCGCCGCCTCGAATGCCCCGGCCAATGACTAAGTCCACAGGGTGGAGAACGTCTCGCGCGGACCGAACTTTTGAAATTGTGCCACCTTCACCGGATCCAAGACTTACTAATGCCCCAGCCCGGCGATCTCGGCGAACACCCCACTTCATACCCGGAACACCAAAGTGCTCCAAGAACTCTACGTCTTGTGGTAATGGAGTTCCCATCTGTTCCTCGTTTCTTTAGTGATCAGTTAAACTTGGCGCCGATAGAAACATTTGGGAAATCTCTTTTGGGTTAGCGTGCAAGAGAATTGAGAAATCTCGAAACTCTCCAGTCTTGATGCCAACTGCATAGAAAGGATCCATGTCTTCTTCGCCAATTTCTGGACGTTTCACAAGAAACACGTACTCGTCGTTGTATCGAACAACTTTTAGTGGCGTGCATCCAGGAAGGTTTTCTTGCAGAACTGCGATTGCTTGCTTAATATTAAACATCCGTCACCCACCTTTGGAGGAAGTCTTCATCCAGTTTCTTGTCGTCAAGGCGCGTGTATGCAATGGTGTTCATACCGGGGTACTCTTCGAGATCCTTGGGGGATGTGTACTTCTTTCCGGTCTGTGTATCAAATATGACCGGTTGACCCTTAACAACTTCCCAAGCAACACTGTGCCCGCCGCCGTGATTCCATGTCACACCAAGTTCACCACGTGCTCCATCTGGCTGCTGCCTCAAAGTGTCAAATATCCCTTGATGGCCACCATAGATAGAGTGTTCGCCCATCCCTCGACTGGAGTTCGTGACCAAACTAAGGAACGGGGTGTCGGCCGTTGGGTTTGTTTTCTTGCGAACCGATTCGGAGACATACTTTGTGTAAATCCCGACAAGTCCGGAGCCCATCTTCTTTTCACCCGGGTTTAAAACGTTGTAAACTCCGGCTGCATTTTGGCCTCTGGCATTGGTTGTCTTAGTTGCTTCAACGTCGTACCCTCGACGGCGCATCTCATATGCGTAGGTGCATCGTCGACAGTTTACCGTTGTCCCAGGACGCCCGTAATCAAAGTTGATGGGCGTAACAACCTTTTGCATAATCCCGTCAACGTCGAGATCTTTGTCTGAAAGCTTTGGGTTGAGTTTCCAGCGAGTGTCTTTGTTCAGAAGGAACGCTTTACCCTTATCGGCAAGTCTGTTTAACTCACCGCTTTGCGCCATGCTGTACAGCCCATATGCAGCCAACACGCCACCAACAATTGCGGCAGTTTTAAGTGCTTGCTTTTGACCAGCGGTCAGTCGACCTTGTTTCGCCGCGGCGGCGTCGTCAAGTGCCTGTTGCTGTCTGCGTCCTAACTCTGCGACCCGAATGACCTTAAGGTCTTTCTGATAGGACGACGTTGGTTCGCTTTTAGTAACAAGGTCCAACTCTTTTTGTAGAGAAGCGGCCTTATCAAGGTACTTCTTTTCGCGGTTAGCGTTAAAGTTGTCTTTGGCCGCGTTTACTTTGCGCTTTGTTTCGTCGAGTTTACTCGGTCCTGTCTTAACACCAGACTTTTCTTCCTTACGGACACCCCAGCGCATACCTTTAACACCGAAGTGCGCAAGAACCTGGCTCATCCCAAGCGCGTCAAGATCCCCATCGGATCCGTAAATATGACCGACAGATGGTAACGTCGATTTAGCAGTAAGAATCTCTGCTCTTGGCAGTGGTTTATTACCCACAATTTCAAAACCATCCGACGTGATGTATCGCATTGGAGTCTTAGCCAAAAAACCGGAGTCATTAAAGTCGATTACAGCATTGTATCCTCGAGCTTTTACTTCAGAAAAATATGCGTCAATGCGAGGCGAGTGCTTCTCGGCGTTTCGAGTCCAAGATTTTGGAAACTTGTATTTATCAAAAGCGTCGCGAGCAATTCTATGAACGGCTGCATCATACAGATCGGGATCTGCTTTAGCAACCACAGAACTGTCTTGCATCCACCGGGGTATGTTACTTTGCCACGCAGGATCGGTTTTCATTAAATGGGCCATGATGTCAACAGACTCTTTGCCAGAAGGTGCCTTTACACCTTTGTTGGCTTTTATCTGTGTAAGATATCCGTCGGTCTCGGTGTGGCCACAAGATGACCAGAATTGCGGCAACAAACCTTTATAGCGCTCAACGTCATTCGGCTCGTGAGCAGCAAAGAATCCGCCATCATCTATCAGCGTTTCCTTTTGCGTTGTAACACGCTGGACTATTGTCCCAGGATCTAGGTCTACCCCTTTGTCCCAGTGATACGCTAGCCCAGGTAAAGGTAAAGCTTCGCGAAATGAAGAATGTTCTTCGTTTATTAACGCCCGAAGTTTTTCATTTACTTCGGATGCCGAAAGGGTCGAAAAATCTGGAGGAAGAACCGGCGCATTGTGATTAGAGTAGCTCTTATAGACAACATAGCCAAGTCCAAGCGCAGCGGCCGCACCACCTGCGATAAGAAGAGCGTTTCGAACTTCATGCGACTGTTTTGGGGGCTCCCCGCCAGTCATTGGCGAGAACTTATCCTTCAGTAACTCTGACTGTTCTTTTGAAACGCCTTCCGGGATAAGGTCGTCGCGAGATGCCGACCGTTTTTTGCCCGACTCTTCTTTCTTTCTAACCCCCCAATGCATTCCTTTGACCCCAAAATGTTCAAGGAATTCAACATCTTCGGTGAATAACCAGACAGACTCTGGGTCATCATTCAACGGACCTTGCTTTTCTGGATCAGTAAGATCCGTATGTATAACATAAGCCATCTTACTCGCCCTTTCTAGTTACTGTTTGACGTCGTCGTTTCTTATGGACACCCCACCGCATTCCTTTGACTCCAAAGTGAGCAAGAAACTCGACGTCTTTGTCTAGAATATGTGTCATTCGAACTGCTCCTTGTTTGCTTTGAACGCCACAAACGCATCTAAGAGCGCGGCAACGTTGTCGATCTTTTCTTCCTTACGCTTCTTCTGAAGTTTGCGGTTGCCATTGGTGTCTTCGATTGTGATGGCATTGCCCATCGCGAACGACATAAGATCCTGATCAAATATCAACTTGCGCTCTTCACTTAGATGCTTCAGTTCTCCAAGCGGAACAGATTCTGTCTTTGCTCCCTGGATTACTTTCTCGATTCCAAACGGGCCGTTCTCTTGTTCCCATCTAGTTACGAATTCTTTGGCGTTGTATGTGTCGAAGCCAAGGCAGCGAACGTCATACTCTTGCTGAATTATGAAAGCGTCTAGATCGTCGTACACTTCCATCATGTCGAGGATGGTTCCAGACAAAATATGAAGACTGTCTTCCGAGATGAACGTCTCATACTTAGATCGCATGGCTCCAGGGAGTCGCATAAGCGTTAACTCTGAGATGTAGCTGCGTGTCTTGATCCCGAACGAGCCGTTACCCAGCGGGAATAAGAATGTGAACGCGCAGAAGTCGTCGCCCTGTGAAAGGTCGGCACCAAGAGCACATGGCATACCGTCGAAGTAACGCTCACGGTGCGGAATTGTCTCGTCATACGTGAAGAAGTACGTGTACCCCTCCATTGGAAGCCCAAACCGCTTGGCAAGAATATCGTTTCGAGAAGCGGGTGCTTTTTCGGCTCGCTCAACGTCCAATTGGTAGACTTCGTACGTTACGGTCTTACCGATGTTTGGCTGAGCCTTAACCCACTTAGATGGATCGTTAACTTCAAGCACATCGTCGAGTTTGTAATGGAAGATTGAGATGTGTGGAGCTTCATACTCTCCTCGAAGGATCGAAAGAAGTTCCATTTTGATTGTGTCGCCAGATCCGTTACGCACCGTTCCCTCGGAACTGATTGCAACGATCACATAGTCGTCCAACTTGGACGCGCCCTGCTCAATGGCACCAACTACGTCCTCTCGGATGTCACCAGAGAGCCATTCGTCAATGGTTGACACTTTTGGCCGGAGGCCCTGAAGCTTGTTGATGGCCATCGGACGAATCTCGAGAAGAGATCCGGTAAGAAAGTTCTCAACACCTTTCTTTGTGGACGCCAGTTTCACACGATTGGCTCTAGACCCAGTCGTGTTCTGAAGCGAACCCTCAGTTAGGAACTTGAAGAGTGGTCCTCGAGCTCTTGTGATGGCTGTACGGAACGGAGACATGACCTCGTCCGCTTGCTTCATGGTTGGCGCCGTCGTAATCTGGTGTGTGGTAGCCGTGTCGATGTTCAAGAAGTACGCTTGAAGGCAGGCGGCGTACATAGACTTTGCTGCGCCTCGAGCAACGATCAGATACTGCTTCTTAATCAGTCTCTGCTTGAACAACTTCTTGACATACTTGCCTTTGCTTGAGTTTTCTGGGTCTGGCTGGTACACGCTGCGTTCAATGAAGTAATACCAACCAAGTAACTGCTCTGCCCAAAGCTTGAATGAGTCTAGAAGGTGAAGATCTCCGCCGTCTGTAAGCGTAAGCTCATTCTCACAGTAGAAAATAAACCCGTCGACAACACCATCGTCATAGTACATGTTTGGGTTGGCAATTAGCGCGTCAATTCGGTTCATCTCCATAGAGATCTCTTTGTTTACGAGAATTTCTCCACGAAGAACGGAGTCTCTAAACGCTCCATAGTACTTTGGGACGGCGGTGTTAGATAGCACGAAATATACACCTCCTTTCTATGTTGTTACTTCTTCGGGAAAGGCGGAGGAAGTCGGGGCGGAGGCAGCGGGTTCTTCTTGATTCGACGGTTCATGAGTGCGGTGGCAATCGCTGCAGAAGTAACACCAATTGCTGCTGTAGTAACGGCCCGGACAACCTGTTTGCCGCTTTCGGTCATAGCTTGTTCCGCAAACTTTTTACCGATAGTCTTTTCTGTGCTCCTGCCCTTAGCCAGATCAGAATATTGCTGCTCAAGACGCATTCTTTCTACAGCGCGCTTTAGTTGAGCGTCATCTAAAGTAGAAAGATGGTTGGGTTTGCTACTCCCCGACGCTCCCGGCGACCTTGATTCCTTACGTACACCCCACTTCATACCTTTGACACCAAAGTGGGAAATATGGTCTGTGTCTGAGATCTGCATTACACCTCCTCTCTTAAAGGGATCCCGTCATCTCGACGGCCAACACTAAGCGATTCTCATACTCATCGAGCTGTTCTTTGATTCCGGCGATCTCAAAGGACGTCTTAGGGGGGTCAAATAACGACCGCACCTTAAGATTGACGTAAGTCTTGACCATGTTGAGAACGTTGCCGTTTGGTAGGAAGTCCTGCCAAACATCCGTTGCAGAATCAATAGTAAACCCGGCGGACGGCCCGACCCCCAATTGGTACAGGATAGAGAAAGCCGTGTTAATGTTAGTGAGAATATCCAAGTCGAAGGCCGTGTTGTCTTCGGTGAGTCCAAGGATCTGCTTGACGCTTGTCAGAATGCTCGTTTCCATACCAAAAAATCCTTACTATCAGGTCGAGTGGAGCGCGATCTCGATGATGGACTTCTGGGTCTTAGGCCCAAGTACTCCGTTCACTTCGAGATCGAAATATGTCTGCCAATCCATGACAGACTTGCGCATCTTAGCGCCAAAGTCGCCGTCGAGTTTGAGCTGAGCACCGGCAAGATCATTGAGCTGGCGCTGGAAGAACTTGACGTCGTTGCCCTTTGAGCCTAAACGGAGAACGCGGCTGTTGAATTCCACAGTGATCTTCTTTCCGGGAAGCCCGGGATCCGGAACCGGGGGGTTGGTCGGAGGCGGGTTGATTGTCGTAATGGGATAGTTGATCTGAAGGTCTGGGCGGCCCAAATATTCCCATGTGCCGTGACCATCAAGCTCAATGGGCTGCATGTGCCATGACTCGCCATTACCAGGAACCCCGACATTAACGTGGACACCAGCT